GTGTATCCACGCCTCATCTGGTCATTCAGGGCATTCTGTTTAAAGGCACTTTCACTTCCATAATCCTTTACTGTCGCCACAACCTCGTCACTTGCGTCTCCATAAGTCGAACGACGTGCAATAGCATCCTTATCTTTCTGCGTCAAGCCAGAACTCGTTCCGAACATACCACCTCGGCGACGACGAGTTGTCTTACGACCGCCCTTGCGACGCATCGTCTTGCGTCCCTTACCCTTGCGCACCTGCATGGGAGGATAAGGTCCTGTCTTGGAACTCTGTTGACGAACTAAAGATGGACGCACTGGTGGACCTGGTGGCGTAGGCATTTGTTTGATTTATTATCAAGGTTTTAAACTTTCGTTACACGTCCCCGAAATCCACGCACGACCGCATCTGGAACTTTCTTTTCCATCGGGACACCTGCTAAACAGCAGTAATGGAAATACCAGGAATACATTCCGCACTCTGAGTTCTCATATTGGTGTCGCGTAGTGTTATACGTCAATCGCATAGGTTTTGAGTGAACGCCAGTTTTGTCCCATTGAACTTTCCACGCTTTCATGAGTTTCTGTATTTCTTTCTCAGGACGTTGAGCGTATGAATCAAAATATGTCATTCGTGGATATTCGAGATCAGGACGAATATCGCAAAATACGGCTACCCAATGTTCTCCTGGACCTGTACTGACATCTGTATTGAACACTATTCCAATTTGAGTCTTTCCCTTCTTTGATAACGCACGAATATCGGTAGAACACAGAGTGCTTATTAAACACTTTCCAGTTTCAGATGTTTCTCCAAAATCTATTGGGAATGTTCCAAGAAACTCGTAACTCGCAAACACTCTTTCAAGTTCCCTTTCAAGTTTCTCAATATCTTCATTACTCAACCACTCTTCTGGATTATTTTTCCATTCCTTTGGAGCTTTAGGGTGTTTCATTAAAGACGTGACGATACATTCGGCACGTCCAGTCTTACATTTCTTACGAAGACGCGTACGTAGCGTTTTCCATACTTGCTTGATATCTCCGCCAACAATCGGCGGTTCCATTGAATGTTCCTCATTATAAACAGACCGAAGTCTTTCAACTTCATTTGAATCAAAGTTCATTCCCTTACATTGAAAACGGAATTAACTTTGAGAGAGTAGGAAGAGTAGATAAAATGACGGACGTACGTGCAGAACTTAAGACCCAAATGGCGAAGTATATTGTGGTGGACAATGCCCTTCAGCAGGTGAATGCGAAGGCACAGGAGTTGCGAAAGGAGAAGAAGAGTACTGAGGAATTTCTTGCGATTCTGTTACAGTATCCAGAGATTCAGACCATCAATACGCTGAAGAATGACGCAGGAGATACAATCAAGGTACAAAGGCCCGGAACTTGGAATAAGGGATGGACGCTTTCCAAGAAAGAGCTGGAATCTATGCTGAACACTTACTTTGATAAAGATGATGAGCCGAACGCACAGGAATGCTTTAACTTCATCGTGGAGGAGAACAAGAAGAGCATGGTGTCGTCGGATTTCTCATTCAGTCGCCCAACTTAAATTGTGAAAGAATAGTAATGTCAGGTCCTACGGATTTTGATGAATTCATAAACCTACCCATTCCGCGAGACACTCGGCGTAGTATAAGACCGAAGGTTTTATCGCCGTTAAAAGGACAATCGTATCAACAACTTATGGATGCCCAACGGGCAGAAAAGGAAACTATAAACGCACGAAAACGTGCTATAGCGGAAGAACGTGGAAATGCGGAGTTACTTGATAGACTTAAAACTAGAAAAAATAAGCTAGGAAGTCAAATCTATGAACGTGGAATCGGTGCTGACCTTGATAAAACACAAATATGTAACTGGAAGCTTATTGACCTTGCGAATGGAATATTTCAACCAGACTTTTTGGCTTTGAATTTCAGTCATGTAACTACTCGTGGACAACTTAGATCATTAGTGAGAGGACTTTGGGAGTTCTCTAGTCCGACAGATCAGTGTAATAATACGGTAGGAAGAGCTGGATCAGAGGGTAATACAGAATGTTGGGTATGTGGAGGTATTATTGATTTAACAACAAAAATAAAGGAACTTCAACCATCGTGCGACCATGTACTTCCAATAGCACAAGCTGCCATGTTTTTGGAGTTATTTAAAAACCCGAAAGTAATGAAAAAGTTTGTATCAAAGCGGTTAATAAAACCATCAACAGAAATTCCAGTATTGACGGACGCCGAAGTTGATAAAAAAGTTGAAGAGTTTGAAAAAAAACTAACGCATGGAACTCCTACAGAGTTAATGAATTTAGAATATGCGTGGGCGCATCTTGGATGTAATCTTTCAAAGCAAGATATGGTGTTTATACAACTAAATCCTTCGGATGCAAGAAAAAATGTTGTTACTTGGGAGTTAAACACTTCCAACACGGAGAAAGCGATTCGTAAAGTTTTGACAGACTCACGCACGGAAAATATTCCTGCAAGAAAAGACGGATATTATATTTTAAAAAAAGGTAAAATTCAGCCAGTGGATAAAGAAGAATGGATACCATATAGAGTGAAAAAGATGGCAGAATTTAGGTTGAATAATATTGTTGCTACTCTGAACTCTGACCGACTTGGCTCTACAGAGATTCTTGCGAATGAATCTTTAACAAAATGTATAAATACATCTGACCCTAGAGCTTTACAATATATAAAGGAGAAGGGAAGACAAGTAGATTTGGTTACAGAAGCTATTGTGGGGAGTCAAGCTATGAGCGTTGGAGCGGATACATTAACAGATATTGAGGCAGTATCGGTTGTATCTTCTCAAGAAGAACAGCAGCCTCTTACAAAACGCAGACGAATTGGGCAAGGTAGAAAACGAAATCGTAAAACTAGAAGAGTAAGAAAGCACTAATAATGACGGCATACAATCCATACAACACAAACAATCGCTTGTTTGCCAAATCGGACATTCAAGCGATTCTTTCAAAACATGGTTGTGAGGATATTAAAGTTCGGAATCCACAACTTTTCCAAACTGCGATGGTCCATTCATCCTACGTAAAACGCAAAGAATACACCACACCAACAGGAGAATCAAGCCAATTAGCTTCTCGCCCTGAATCCGCTCTTGAACTATTCGACGATTCGTATGAGCGGCTAGAACATCTTGGAGACTCGGTTCTCGGTGCCAGTGTTTCGACATATTTATCTATTCGGTTCCCTACTGAAAACGAGGGATTTCTTACCGACTTGAAAAAGGAAATCGTATGTAACGAAATGCTTGGTTCACTGAGTCAAACGATTGGACTTGATAGGTTCTACATCATGTCAAGACACAACGAGGATGTTTGTGGAGGCAGGACGAACTTAAAGAAACTCGGCGATATTTTGGAGGCGTTTATTGGTGCGTTGTGGACCGATACAGACCAGAATTTCCAAGTCGTGTATGGGTTCATTGTTTCGCTTATTGAGACTTACATTGATATTCCGAAACTTCTGTTGAATAACAGGAACTATAAGGAGCAGTTCCAAAAGATGTATCAGTTGATGTTTCGGTTGACGCCGACGTATTCAATGATATCTTCCGATAACGGAAAATACACGATGGCAATCAAGAACTCTGAAGGTAAAATTGTGGGTCAAGGAACAGCTACGACAAAGAAATACGCAGAACAACTCGCAGCAAAGCAGGCAATTGAGTATTTCAGCTAATATTCATAGACGTACGCTGACGAGGAAGACGACGCACGAGAAGTTCACGCTGGGTTCCGCCAGCAGACATATTGTCCTCTCCTTCCTGAATACCTTCAATAGACCTCAAAAACTCAGCCACCTTTTGATGTTCGTCTGCGAATGTCATAAGAAGACGAGTGCGGAGTTCGGAACGACGAAGAGGCGGACGACTTGTGCGAACACTACGCGTAATATTTCCAACTCCATTTCCTTCTAGAGGAAAGTTATCAAGGCCATTATCTCTCATAAACCCCAGAATGTTGGAAGATAGTTCTGCTTTTTGGGTATGAAGAGCCTTGATTTGATTACGCAGCTGACGCTCCTGGTCATCCAGAGAAATCCAGGTCTTCAGTGTGTCTTTGACTTGGTTCGTCGTGTTTTCGTCCATTTATTTACCTTCTTGCGTCGGTTCGTTGAAAGCCTTTTATTCTTACGATTTCGTCCAGCGGCAGCAATAGGTTCAAATGCCGTACGACTTCGTGGAGGAGCTGTGGGTTCTGGGACTGGAACTGGAGCTGGAGCTGGAGGGGCAGTGGGTTCTGGGACAGGAACAGGAACTGGAACTGGAGGGGCAGTGGGTTCTGGGACAGGAGCTGGAGCAGGAGGGGCAGTAGGTTCTGGGACAGGAGCAGGAGCTGGAGGAGCCGTAGGAGCCGTATATTGCGGT